CTCTAACTTTTCAATCACACCATCATATTCGCCATCTTTTAAACTAAAATCCTTTTTCTCTGTAAAATCTGTTGTTTCTAATTCTTTAAAAGTATCTGCTAAACTCATAGGTTATACCTCCGTTTTTTATTTTTTGGTCAAAATTATTTATTTATATTATAATCATATTTATATAAATGTCAAGTAAAATTTATCTATTTTTTTTAATATTTTTACGATAATTTTGACCAAAGATAATAAAAAAGGGCTTTTACACCCTTTATTTTTGAAATACATTTTTTATAGTTTTTAATATTTCCAATACTTTTTTATCTTTTATGTCTTCTTCTTTGTATGCTTCTCTTTTGTTAGTGCATAATCTTATATAATTATTACCGATTTTTTGAGTTTTAATTACAATATCACATCTACCCATACAGGCATTTAAACATTTTTGAGATAATGCAGGTGCTTGATAGCTTGTTTGTCCATCCATTTTCTCAACTATATGGGATATAAAGATTACATTCATATTCATTTGAGTTAAAGTCATCATTAAGTTTTTCCATATAGAATTAAATGTATTAAATCCTTTACCGAAAGCAATATCTGCTAAACTCTCAACTTTTGCTAGACTACAAATATGATTTATAACCATTGTTTCCAAGTCATCAATTAGATCTATTATTAGTGTTTTAAAGGTATGTTTACCTTTTTCAAGTTCTTCTATAAGTTCTTTAAACTCAGTAAAATTCTTAATGAATACACTAGGTGTTGTTATTTTACTTGCATTTCCATCTGTATTGATAATTAATGGGCTTTCAAACTGTTTAGCTAAGTAAGTTTTTCCTGACATAGATTCACCCCATATCAATATATTTTTTGGTGTTACATCTGCTGTTTTTTGTTCATTTACTGGTAATATCATATTATTCCTCCTATTAATTCATTAATTCAAAAATCTCATCTAAGACGTCCAATGGATATGTATTTATTGTTCCATACTTACTATCAATCACTTTTCCTATTGCCAAACCACAATCTTTACAAATTTTACTTGCTTTTTCTTCCAATAACACTGCTATTATATGCATTTGCATTAATGCCTCTAAAATTAGCATATCCTATTACAGTAAAATAATCACTCGTTATTGTTCTTCTTAGGTTATTCTCTAGTCTAGCTGTATTCTTTTCTATTGTGTTTAGTCTATTTTCCATATCCACCATTAATTTAGCTTGTGCCAATAACTGCTCAGCTGGTGTTAGTGGTCTAACCATTTCTTTTGCTATGAAATATCCTTTTATTAATTCTCTTTGCACTTTCCAACTTAAAATCATCTGTAAATGTTTTTACTAACATTAGATAACCACTTTCAGTAAATAAAACCATTTCATTCATTGATGGAGCAAACTCCCATAAATCCATTAAGGTCGCAGATAGCGACTTTGGAATTTCATTTCTTTTTATGATAAAAAAGTCTTCATTCTCTATCATTTTCTCTTTATTTCTATTGAATTGCTCATTAATTCTTTTAACTTCTCTATTATGAACTTTTGCTATATCCCACGCTGTTACTACTCTTTGTTCTTGAAATTCCTTAACCATCACATCATTATTATTAATTTTTACTAGCATTTTATTACCTCCTATAATTTACACTTAAATTTTTACACATAATCTTTTATTTACATTTAATTCTCACATAACCTTTTTTATTACTTACTTTACTGTACTTTTCTATCAACTCAGGTTGTTCTTCTCTTAATTTACTACTATCAATTGTTACAGCCTGACTAGGATTTACTCTCGTTATTTGTAAATGCTCTGTTTCCATCGACTTTACATTATATTTTTGCATTAAATTGTATAAAATTTCTCTTTGTTCTTTAGCTTCATTTTCTATATTTTTTAGTTTTTGTAATTCATTTTCTAATCTACTCAGTTTTGTTACTGTGTTTCTATATTCTGTTATTTCGTTCTTAAAATAAAACTCAGCCTCAGTCATTTCAAGATTATTTTTTAATCTCTCAACGTCACTCCAAAATATTTCTGCTTTTCTTAATATTTCTTTAATTAGTTCGTCATCTCTATCTATTTCTTTTATTGTTATTCTGTTCTCATCAAATTCTAGGTTAAAATAATCATCACTATTGTGTATCTCAAAATCATATCCTTTGTAAAAATCATCAGGACGTTTATATTGCACTAAGTATCCTTTACTGACATTGAATTGATACATATATAATTGCATTTGTAACACATAATCATCTATGCTATCTCTATTGCCACCATTGGTTTTAATTTCCAATGGTAATCCAGCTTCTTTATCTAATCCATCGCAATTACTTCTCAATCCTAAAATATCATCTATCGCTGTATTTTCTCTAAATTTCAAATTATAGATAGCATTTACATAATCTCTAATAAAAGGCTCTAGTAATTGTCCGTATCGAGTATATTCACTGCCTTTATATGTACCTCTTAAACCACCTGCTTTTCTTTTGCTAACTCATAATAGCTTTTATACTCTGATACATTAAATAAGGCAGGGATGTCACTACCGCCTATGTATTTGTTTCTGTTTTTCGTTATATTATCGCCAACATTATCATTTATCATCAAAAGTGCCTCCCAAATCCTCATCTGTCAACAACTTCTCAGCAAAATCTTTTTTCTCATCTAGTCTTGCATATACACGTTCTTCTATCGTTCTGTTACCAATATATTTGTAAACTGTTACTTTGTTCTTTTGTCCTATTCTATATGCTCTACCTAACGCCTGCTCATAATCCTGGTAACTCCAAGTTGGACTAAAGAATATTACTTCTGTGTTGTATTGCAACTCTATTCCTGCCCCACCTGCTTGAATTTGTACTAATGTTGTCTTGCATTTAAGTGTATCATAATCGTCAAACTTAGGTATTTTAGATACTCCACCACTAACCTCATAATCAATAGTAATTATCTTTTTAATTTCTTTAGCTTCTCTGTTAAAATTATAGAAAATTAGTATGTTAGCCTCTGTGTTGGCTCTAAACTCTTTTAGGTATTCTAATTTATCTTTTAATCCTGCACTCTGTCTAAGACCAGCTATAACTTTACTTGTGTTATCATATAAAATTCCATTGTAATATCTGTCTTTTTTGATAGTAATATACTCTTTTCCTGCGTCAAAATATTTTTCTTCAAAAGTTAAAGGTGGTAAATCCACACAATCCTCTTTCATTAATGCTTTACTAGAAATTGATTTCCACATTTCGTCTATTTTATCTGTGTTTTTCCACTCTTTTATTTCCCAAAACCCTATGTTGTTAAACTGCTTTACTGCATATTCCTTTTCATAAGCATATCCTGACTTATAAAATCCAAAAATACTAAAGTAATTCCCTAAATCTTGATAACCATTGCTCGCAGGTGTTGCCGATAATAAACAAAATCCATTAGCTTTTTTGCATAAATTTAAAGCATACTTACTTCTCTGTGTCTTCTTATAGTTTTTAATGTAATGGCACTCATCAAAAATAATGAATGTGTCTTGTATATTGTTTCCATTTACATCTTTCAATTTGTTGTAACTAATAACTTTATAATCAATATTTTCTATTTCGTTATAACTCTTAAATTTATTTATTTCTCTATCCCAGCCACCCTCTCTCACTTTTTGTGCTGGTGCAACTATCAATAATTTCTTACCTTGTGCGTGTTTCCAATAATGATTGATACTAATGATAGTTTTGCCTGTTCCTGTATCTAAAGGGTATATATAATTTTTATGGCTGTTATCAATTAACTCTTGTTGATATTTATATAATTTCATAACAATTTACCCTCTTTCAAAATCTCTAAAAACCCCTCCATACTACTTGCTACACCAGCTATTCCACCATTTTCTTTAATCTTAGCAATTTGTGCTTTTTGCAGGGGTGATACTGTTCCACCTTTAGTTCTTTTAACCTCTATGGCTACAAATTTACCATTGATACAAGCCAAAACATCAGGTATTCCAGCAGGTTGAAATATGCTTCCGTGTACTTTAAAAAACCAATAATTTCTATCTTTTAACCATTTCTTTATCTTATTTTCAACTTTTTTCTCCAGCATTTTAAAACACTTCTCCTCTATGATTGTTTAACCATTCAACTAATTTATCTGCAATTATTAAGTATTTAACACCAATTTTTAAATATGGAAAGTCAGGATACTCGTTCATTAACATTTTAAGTCTTGCGACCCCTATATTCGTTATTGCACTAGCTTCTTTCACTGTCAACATTATCTTATTCATAGTCGTCCTCCTCATCATAGTTATCATCAAACCAATCATCGTCATAATCCCAGTCATCATAAATCCAGTCATCTGTTAAATTAGTTATCAAATTCATACATTCATTTTCAATATAAATAGGGTTGTTATCATATTGATTCTGAGGTACAATTATAGCCTCCCAATTACCCTCATCATCTCCGACTAAGGTCATTTTCTCAGCATAGTTAAGAGTAAATATATCGTCTGTTTCTACAAGTTGTACATAGCCTTTATATATTCCATTTTCTTCTTTTATTGTAAATTCACGTTCCATATATTTTTTGGTAATCATTTTCTACCTCCATAGTTGTTCTATAATGTTTTTACATTCAACCAAAATGTCATCTAAATTATCATTAGCAGGATTTAACATTTGAAATGTTATATAGTGTTTATCTTTGTAAATGATAGGTGTATCTAAATAGTTTTTAGTCTCTATTAAATAATTATTTATCGGTTGCATATACCAATTATGATTTTTGGGTATTTCTATATAACCTACAAAATTCTCACCTATCAAATAATTTACTTCCATATATGTTCCACTATAAACGTTCATAATTATCCTTTAAAAAATATCTCAAAAACTTCATCAGGTGTTAGATTTAATAAAACTATTAATTTTTGAATATCATTGTAATTCCACTTCGTTCTGTTTTTTAATTTGTTATAAACATTTTGTCTATTAGTATTTAGTTTTTCTGCTAATTCCGTATAATTGTTTATGTTGTTTTCCAGCATTTTTATCTTTATTTTTTGATTGTTAGCCATTTCTTTAATACCTCCATTATGTTTTTTACTCTATCGTTTATTGTTGCCTCAGCATAATTTTCTCTTATTTTCATTTTTCCTCCCATAATTCTAGTTGTTTTATAATCTCTACCGCCCGTTTTAACTTTAACCCTTGTAATTCCTTTTTATTCCAATATTTTATTAATAATCTATAGTGCATTTTAATTACCTCCGTCAAAAACTTACTATTTTATTGTCAAAATTTATCTATGTATTTGATTATATTATAGTGATTTTTTATCATTTGTCAAGTGTATTTTATCGTTTTTTATGTTAATATTTATCGCTCAATAGTTTATCATATTTATCTAATTTATATTTACTATATTATAAATATATTTTACTATTACCATAAAATTTGTTATTATAAACTATATATTAAAAAATGGGGTTTTATCATGAATTATAATGATTTTTTAGGATTATTGATTAGAAAACTTAGAACAAGTTACGGATTGACACAAAGAGAATTGGTTGCACAAATAGATAAATCTGAGGTATCAATTAGAAAATATGAAACAGGTATTATTAAAATTCCGTTTGCTGTATTTTTTATGACTGTTCATATGTTGGGAATAAAATTATTTGACCTAGAATTGCAAATTAGCGATTTAATTAAAGAATTAAAGGAAAGCAATACCATAAATGAAAATGATTTAAACTTATTTAATCAAAAATTACATTTCGATGTAGGTAAGATTTATAGAGGTTATACTTTTACAAATGATTTAGAACCTATGGTTGATAATGAGGAATGCACTACCCAATGGATATACAATCAAATATTCGGATACATGGAAAAAATAATAGGTTATAAAAATGAAAACAGTAAAGATAAGGTATGGCTATATGATGATGAGGTTGAGATTATAATAAATGATATTGTTGATTACATCAATTTCAAAATAGAAAAATATTATAAAGGTGAATTAGATGCAAAAAAAGAAAGCTAATGGAGAGGGTAGTATAATCACAACAACTCTTAATGGTAAACCGTACTATAAGGCTTCTGTTACCATAGGATTTGATAGTAATGGTAAACAAATTAAAAAGAGTTTTGGTAGTTATAAGAAATCAGTTGTATTGGATAAAATGAATAAAGCTATATTTGAGTCTAAAAATAATATGTTGTCTAATTCAAATATAACTTTTGGAAATCTTTTTAAGGATTGGATATTTAATTTTAAGAAAATTGAGGTTAGTGATAACACGTTTGGAGAGTATGAAACAACATATAGGTTAAGACTTAAAGATTATCCTATATCAAATAAAAAAGCTAACCGAATAACATTGAATGATTTACAATTATTCAAGGTATTCTAAGTAAAGATTATTGTGCAGGTATAACATTACAAAAACAGGATAAAAAAGAAAATTACAATGTCTTCTCTAAACAAGAACAGGAATTAATACTAAAAACTTTAAATAAAAAAGATATAGTTGATTGTTTGATTTATTTTACTTTTTATACAGGATTGAGATTAGGTGAGGTATTAGCTTTACAATGGAATGACATTAAAGGTAAATTGTTAAGTATTGAGAGACAATACAATGGAACAGTTAGAACGACTGATATTGGTGTTAGTAAGTTGAGTTATGAATTTAAAGAATTAAAGACTAAAAACAGCAAAAGAGAAATACCATTACCTGATAAAGTTTTAGAGTTGCTGGATACGTTACCTAAGATTTGTGATTTGATATTTAATGATGAGGGTAAACCCATTGAAAGAAAGCGTCCACAACGTAGGATAACAACTTTATGTAAGAAATTAAATTTAGAGCATAGGAGTTTTCATAGCATTAGACATAGTTATGCTACTAGATTATTTGAAATGGACGTACCTATTAAGACAGTGCAATCTTTAATGGGTCATAGTGATATGGATACTACTATGAATATTTACACTCACGTTATGCAGGATAAAAAAATGGAAATCATAGATAAATTAAATAATTTATAAAATAAAAAACAGGGGTTTAACATCAGCCTCTGTTTAATTTTTTTCTGCTACATTTCTGCTACAATTTTTAATTTTATATTATTTTATGAAAAGTTATTGAAAATTTATAAGTAGAAATTAGCGATTTTATGTACCTTTTAAAGTTTATAAAAACTTAGTAAAATATATGGTGCCTGAGGCGGGATAAGACGATTAAGACACTCTATTATAGAATATAGTTAAAATCTATCAATAATTTCTGCTATATTTCTGCTACCTATACTGAATATAAAAGAACATTGAACCTGCTCCTTGGAATGCCTTTGGATTTGTAAGCACTATAAATATTAAAACTAATAATCTCATCATATTTATCACCACACGTTTATATTTTTTTAAATAATCAATATTAGATTTTTCAATCTTTAATTCCATAGTATCCAGTAAAAAAATAAGTCGTATAGATGAAAAAATATAATTTAACCACCGTATAACGGTTTCACATTTCAACACTCCTTTATATTCAGTATATTTTATATTATATCATATTTATTGTTGTTTATAAATAGTAAAAAAAGAGGTATATTTCAACCTCTCTCATTTAATTTATCATTTAATTTTAACCTTTATGTATTGCGTCCACTATTGTTACAATCATTCCTCCATCATCTTCATCATACTTAATTTCTATTTCTAAGAATAAATAACCTGCTTCTCCGTCTTCTTCATAGCATTGTACAAACCTAGTATCTTCGTGAAACGACCATTTTTCTATATCTCCAAACAGGATAGGATTTTCTGTTTCACATTCAGCATTTATTTCTCCTTGCCACCCAAAACTACAATCATTATTTACATAAGTTTTCCCTTTAATTTTTTCAGCCACTTTTTCCCATTTTTCTTTTGTCATTTTTTCCATTGTTTCCTCCCTTGTTTCTATTAATTCTTTAATATTTTTTAATTCTTTTACTGTTGCAAATTCTCTAATAAACCTATGGCAAGTGCTTTTAACTCTACTTCTGTTAGCCTTAACTTTAGCGTCAGGATTGTTTTCTAAATACCTCTCATTTGCTTCAATTTGTTTTTGTATATCTTTATAACCTTTTCTTTTCATTTTATTGCTCCTTTATTTTATATATCTATAATATCATAATGTAAACATTATGTCGATAAAATTTTTATCTTTTTATAATTTTTTACAATAAAAAAAGAGGGCAGGTATAAACCCACCCAGTTAGTTATTTATCATCTGTTCTTTTTCCACAACCTAGAATATGACTATTTATCTCTTTTAGCGTCGCCTTTATCTCTTGTAAATCACTTTTGAAATCATTTTCCATTTTATTTATTTTGTTTTCTAGGATTTTATCCTTTTCATTAGTCCACGCTTCAAAAGACTTTCTATGTTCTTCATATACTATTTTGTCTAGCTTTTTATCAATCATAATCTCAAGTCTTGTATTGTTTTTCTCAAATTTTCTATCTATAGCCGACATTACTCCAACTATAACTCCAATCAATCCAACAATACTCCCTATAAATCCTAAATGCTCTCGTGTTAAAGCAATCATACTAATCACCTCATAATTTTAAAATCTTATTCCAGTGCATATAATATTCTTTAGCCTCTTTCGTCCTATCAATTATAGCTTGGTCTTTATACCCCTCATTGTATATCTTATCTTGCCAACTCATTTCTCCAAACAATCTTACAGCTTTATAAAATTTATTAGCAGTATCTTTATTTACTCCTGTTTCCAACATTATTAATTTGAAAATCTTATCTGCTAATTTTCTATTTATTCCAGTAGTGTTGTACTTAGAATATAGATAATCGTGAATTACCGCACCTTTTATCCATTTCCCATAGGGATTGTATATGCACTGTAATACTTTTGGAATAGACGCTCCATCTGTTATAAAACCTTTAAAAACTTTTATCTGATAGCCATTGATGTCATAAATGTAATCGTCTGTTAGTATTGCTTTACCATCAGATAAAAGCCTTAGGTTTAATTTACTCTTTTCCATCTTTTAATTTCTTGAATAATGGTTGTAATTCAGCAACAACAGCGTCTATTGTATTTTCATTGATAAAAATTCTTAAATGTTTTGGCAATTTAGATATGAACTCTTGTACTGCTTTTTTCTTTAAATCTCCTAACCCTTTACCTTGTATAGATATTTCTTGCTCGATAGCTTCTCTGTTTACAGCCTCTCTACCCTCATATCTCCACTTTAAAACTAAATAAACCACCAACGATACCACATAACCTAACACATTCCATAATAATTCTTTTTCCATACTTAAACCTCCTTATAATTTAATACATTTGTTTTCCCATTTTTTATAAGCGTCAAAATATAATTCGTTTTTATCTCCATTGTAAGTAAGTTCATAATACATTCCATCACTCACATTCGTAGATAATAATGCTTTTGCATTTTGTAAAGTTTTAGAATACCATACTACAAAAACATCATCTATTGTTATCTTAGTATTATCTGTCTTCTCAACTCTCTCATTGAAATACTCAACCACTTTTTCCTTACATATATTTTGAAAATCATTAAAATTCACAATTAAACCTCCTTAACTGTATCTTTTATAAAATTAACAAATAATTCAACCACATCTTTAATAACAGAAAACTTTAAAGACTCATCCACATTACTTCCAAAAAATGGCTCAAGCAGGATATAAGTATCTTTTGAATTGCAAATACCATATCCACCTCTTGTCTTGCTATCACCTATTTCAATAACACCTCTAACTTTACTGTTAAATACATTTTGTAATCTAGCCATAAAATTAGTTGATAGCTTTTTAGCTTTTTCATTTCCTTTATAAATTAAACACTCACAACCATTAGCTTTACTATCTAAAGCACTATTAAAGTGCAATTCTAAACAATAATCATAGTTATGTTTATTTAATTCAACTAATACTTTATTCATTTCTCTAACATAATTTTGATTAGGCTCTCTCTCATAAATATCAACTGTCTCAGGTATTTCATATTTAATCTTTTCTGCTATATTTCTCCAATACCCAAACTCATCTCCAACTATCATTGAAAATGCTCCCTTGCTTCTCTTGTTATGTCCTATTATTAATGCAACTTTTTTCATCTACACCTCCTAAATATTTGATAAGCTAAATATAATAATTATAAAAAATATATTTTCGTCTATTATAGAACATTTTTATTATACATATTTTATATTAAATATTAAATAAACAACTATTTTATAATATATTGTAATTATATTTTTAAAATAAAAGTCTTATAATTATGTCTTATATCAGATATAAAATATTATTATATATTTATATACTACAATTATTTGATTATATAATATTAAGATAAAATGACGCTCTTAGACACGTTTTAAGACGTTTTAAAAGGGGTAGCCATTATAATAACTACCCTAATAAATTAAATCAGCTTGTAGCTAGTTTTAAATGAATTTCTTTTCTTTTGCTTTCAAACTCAGCACCTGTAATCTCTTTTGGATTAACTTTTGTTTTAAAGTAATGTTCTGTATCATAAACACTTTGCACAAATGTAGTTCCATATAACATAAGCACTCCTAATTCTTGTAATCCAGCTTCCATTCCAAAATTATCTTCAAAATACCAAGTGACTTTTTTATCTACTTTCATTTCTTTTGCAATTTGTAACGCTACAATAACTGATACCATTTTAGCAATATCTGTATCTCTACATTTTTGTCTATGGTCTTTATCTTTAACTTTATAATCAAAACCATAAGCAAGTGATTTAGCTTTCAATTCATCTATTAGAGTACAATAATCGTCAAATTCCTTTTGATTATCTAATAACCACTTATCTTTATCCCAATACATATACTTTTGATTTCCCGCAGGTTTTGGTACTACTATTAATTTTTTATCTTTTATAAACTCTCCGTCAACTAATTGTACTGGTATATTTGCTCTTACTTTTTCTTCTTTTGTCATTTCTCTCAATCTATCGTCTTTAAATATTGGATATTCATACTTTACATCTGTAATTATCATATCTGAACTGTATCCACTAAAATAGTCTTGTGGTTTAGCCAATACATCATCTAACTCATCTGCATAAACTGAGAATATTAATTTATCCTTTTTATAAAATTGTATAGTCTTCATTTATAACCTCCTATGTTAAACAATTAAAAGCTGTAATAGAAACAAGTTGACGTTGAGGGTCAGCCACTAATTTCAAAATATTAGTATTAATATCTAAGTGAAATGTAATACCATTAAATAAAGTATAAACAACTATATTTGTATTTGTAGATTCATCTAAAGCTATATAATGTGACGTTCCTCCAGAAAGCCTAACTCTAAAATAGTAATCCAACATGTTGTTATATCTTACATAATCTGGTAATTTTCCAGTTGTCCCAATGGGTACAGGAGAACCTCCATTATACATTATTGGGTATCCTGTTTTTTTTAGGTTTTCCAATCCATCTGAAAGTGAGTTGTTATCCAAAGGTTTAAAGTTAGCAACATTAGCAGAGGTATCATTGTTTTGATTTATACACTTATACATTTTTCTAGTATTTCTATCATAATATAAGTAATTGACGTCTTTAACTCCCTCATCTTGTATATCTCCACCATAAGCTACACAACCAGCAAGTCTTGCTAACATCATACCCTCAAGAGCCTTACCCTCACCAGTACCAAATTGTACTATACCAGCTTTATCTCTTGTTGCACCCTCTTGCACTTTTGCTAAGTCCTCACTTAATCTCTTAGCTTCTTTATCTATCAACTCAGCATTATGATTAAATTGTTCTATATCATAGTATTCATTTCCAGCAGGTTGTACTAAACCTAAGTGTTCTGTATATTTACTCATTTCTATCTCCTTTCATCATAAATAGCATTATATGTTTTAGTTTTTAATTCACTATGTTTTAAATCTCCAATCTCATCAAATCTATGATATTTACCCACTATATCAGTGTCATTGTAAAGTCTAGTATCAAACAACTCAGTATGTTTCTTAGTTTTAAGAGAGTTTTGATACGAATATCCTATTTGATTGTGGGTGTTATATCTAAATTCAACATTAAAATTCAAATGTGCAGGTTTTATAGTGGCAACTACTTTTTTAAAGTTTTCTAAATTATCAGGTATTCCTACGATACTTGTAAATTTGATAGTGAAAGAATAGTTAGGATTATCCTCAATAACTTCAATCTCTCCATTGGTAAATGCTTTTGCAACCCTTGCAATCATATCTTTAGTTGTTGTCCCATAGCTTCTAAGTTTAGATATTATATTTTCCCTACGTTCTTTAAGATTGCTTATTGTATCTCCAACAGTTAGTCCAAAAATACGCTCCCATATAGGCAAACTCCAAGTAGCTGTGTAGATAAAGAATTGTTTTAAAACCTCATTAGACATAATATCTAACTCATCTAACTGTAAATCTATCGCATTTTGTAGTTCTTCAATCTCAACTATATCTCTATAGTATTTAGGCATATGTTGCATTAATCTTTCGACTTTCAACTACACCACCTCTTTATCAAGTGTAATTGTTTTTAATTTTGGTATTTCTTCTTCCGCTAAAGCTATATTGATTGCTCCTATGTTGATTTTCAAGTTATCGTAGTCATTTACCCCCTCTACATTTAACAAGATATTACCTAATTGAGCGTAGCTGACATAGTTTTGTTTAAACCCAACTTTTTTAAAATATTCTTTTATATCTCTTTCAAAATCAGCTTTTACCTTATCAAAATCAACGTTTTTAGAAATTCTAGCTTTACCTGTGATTGTTATATCTTTAGGTGTAGCAGATTTAACAGTAACAGTTGCTCCTATAGGTCTAACTTGCTCTATATAATCTCTTACTCTCTGTAATAAAGGCTCATCTGCTTCTTCTATTGCACTATTAACAACAACCACTTTAACAGTACCATCACCATTCCATAGTGGAAAAACTTTAACTCCACCAACACCTTCAACCTCCATAGTCCACTTTTTATAGTGATAGATGTTTCCTGATGTTACAGGCTCTCTAACTTTAAAATAATATCTCTCTCTTAACTCGTTATCACTTTCTCCATCATATCCGTCCACTGTTTCAGTAGGGTTATTGACTTCTTTTAAATTAGGTACTGTAATTGGAAAATTCACTATTGTATTTTTAGGTAGATTATAGATTTTACCAGTGTTTTCACTTTCAATCTTTACTTCAACTTCTCCACTAACTCCAATAGTTTTTTCTTCTGTTGTTAAGTAAATATATGTATCACTAGCAACCTTTGTTCCAACTGGAATTATAGTATTAGGTGTACCTTTTATAATAACCTTACCTTTACTTTTTGTTGGTTGTTTTCTAAATACTCCAACCTCTTTACAGATATTATCTAAATACTCGTCCTCTGCTGTTTCAGCAAAAGAGTTTAAAAAGATATAATCTAATACATCTCTTATTTCTTCCATTTCAATAGATACAGGAGCAAGATTATCATAAAATAATCCACCCTCACTCTTATCATAATCATCGTGAACGTTAGAGAGCATATCATTTAATATTTTTTTCCATTCTTTTTTTATTATCATAAGTACCCCTCCCATTCAAATGTCTTAAAATCTTTTAATGTTACATCAAATTTAGTTTTTAAAGTATGTTTTTCAAGTTTTATTTCTAGTATATTAATTTCTAGTATTTGTTTGTTCTTCTTCATCGTTTCAATCAATTCTCTCTCAAATTCTGAATATAATACAGGAGTTGGAAAACGTTGTCCTAATAAATTTGCCTTGTACATCATTCCATATTGATTGCTTCCATTTTCTTTGTATATATTCCACTTAAATTTTTCAGTTAGTAAAACTTTTTCTATCCACATTCTAACCGCTCTCTCATCATCTGTTTTGATTAGTTTTCCGTTGCTTCTTAACATTCTTTTCTTTTGAAAATCTATCAAAAAAGTCTTGCCATTTGAATTTTTACTTTCATTTATTACGTCTTTTGAATAATCTTTAAATTCTATTTTTGGTAATATTGCCATTCTAAACTCACCTCTGGAGCGTAGTTAAACACATCAACTACAAAAAATTTGTCTTCTTCTACATTAGGTATTACAAGTACATACATACCTGCCTTTAAATTAAAAACTGTTTGTAATATAAATTTACCCTTATCTTTATTGTCTGTTTTACTTGTACTTCCTTTATAACTACCACTGTGTCCCGATATACTTAAATTAGTATGTCCTGCACTATCCTCTCCTCCACCTGTCGTATCTAAACTATTAATTGTACAATTACTTGACTTGTTACCTTGACTTTCAAAGTTTTTCATAGTACATTCAATCTCTAATCTATTTGTTATTGCATTTGAAAGATAGATTTTATCAGCGTCTATAACACCATATCCACTCAACAACTCAATTGAAATGTCAGGTAAAGGCTTCAATATCTTACCTAAGACAGCACCAATTGGAGATGGGTTATCACGCTCTTTAAATTTCTCTGCTAAAGCAATATCCCAACTTTTTTTGTTATCACTCATCGCTATACACCTCCAATTTAAGACTTATTTTGTGAATATGATTAGATATAGTATGATCACTCTCTTTTATCAAATATTCACCTTTCAAATTAAAAAGTGGTAAATCAATATCAATCACTCTACCACTCTTAACATTATCATCACCAAGCACATCAATACTAAAATCCTCAGTGATTCTATTTAGTTTTTTTAATTCATTCTTTGCAACTAGATTAGCTTTAGAAAATTCTTTTTCGTCCAGTGTTACTACTTCCTGTAATTTACCATATTTTTCAATACTTTTAGAGTCTTGTTCTTCTCCTATTGTACGTATAGCACCTTTATTTTCTGTAATTACAAGTACACTGTTTTTCATATCGACGATAGATTTAGTTAGCGATACTCCTCCAATGTTTTCATTGATATTGATAAATTTATCTTTTTGAATTTCAAATGTACCAAACACTTTTATTTTCTTATAAGGTGATACAATTAACTTGTTCTTATCAAACTCAATAAAAAATTTCTTAGAATTAAACTGAGAGCATTGCTCTATAATATCTTTTATTACCTCAGATACAGCCTTATCTTTATAGATTTTATCTATTTTAGTATCCAATCCACTAACTTCCACATCAATTCCAATCTCTTTACATAAAGATTTAACACAATCATTACCAATCATCTTTTTAAATTGTTTAATTACAGTAGATTTATTCAAGTACCAAGCCATATCATAAGCAGTAAATGATGTTATTTTTCCATTTGGTGTTTCACTTACAATGATAGCTTGTATCAACACTTCTCCTTTAGCATTTAAAATCTGTATTGGGTCACCAAGTGTAATATCATACAAAAACTCAAATTTCTCATCGTATCTATTTATCGGTAATTCAAAATCAACCTCAACTCCCAAAGTATCAACTGTATCTCTCCACGTCAAATTACCTATAATATCACTAACATCTTTATCTTTTATAATCACTTTATACATATCAAACACCTACTTTTTAGGTTTTTTATTAGCATTAGCTTTAACCTTGTTCTTTATTTTAGTTTTCTTATCAATATTATTAGCATTAGTGTTATTAGGTTTATTAGTATTATTAGATTTATTAGATTCAACAGGAGCAGTTGTCTTATTGACAGGTAATATATATTCAGTAATATCTAAAGTATATGGTACATCTCCTGCTCTATCCCTTAATGTATAACTAAAATTGTATCTACATAACATATTTAAAGTAACACTAAATTTATCTATAACGATTACTCTTACAGGTAATTTCAAATCTCTATATTTTTCAAAAAACTTTATGTAATGTTTAGGCGGTCTGAAATTAAGAAAACTAACAAAACTATATAATTTACTAGGAAAAAAAGAGGAAAAAGAAAATCTCCTTAACCCCTTTCCTCCAATAAGATTTAATGTATTGCCATCAATCGTTACAAAGTCTTCGTCCATTGTGTCACACGTTATAGGTTCAATCGCTTGTACCACAGGAATATTTATAATTTCCATTTGCCCCTCATTTTCACCTATAAATATCATTTTCATCTTTTACCTCCTACATATTACCTAATGTAGACAATATCTTATTTGCAGTATACTCCGCATATTTCTCCATTTGGTCTCTTTCACCAATAAAGTTACCATCTACATTAATATTTATAGTAATACCCTTTGTTGTTTTATTATTAATTGCTTTTCCTTGTTCGTGAGATAAAATTTGTGTTCCAGCTGGTAGTATAGCTGTTTCATTTCTTCCACCCTCATTTATTCCTGTTACTCCACCTTTAAAATAGGCAGTACCTAGTGCGTGTCTAGGATTTTTAACTGCTGATGTAGTTGTTCCTGATTTATTGCTTCCACCTATACCATCTGTTGTTTTTACCTCATTTATATTGACAGTCTTGTCTTCTATCTTAGTATTATTCCAAAATTTCAACTTATCTATCAATCCGCCAAAGGCTTTTTTTGCTGTTTCGATTGGGTGTAAAACCATATCTAATGCTTTCATTAAGCTATCCCAAGCTGATTGGAATACTCCAGTTATAAAATCTGTTACCTTATTAAAACCAGCTTTCAATTTATCTAATGCACTTATAACTCCGTCCCATACAGCAGTAAAAATACCACCAACGATACTACAAACACCCAATATAATATCTTTTACATAATTAAATGCACCAACTAAACCATTCCATATATACTCTCCAAAAACTTTAATAGTATCCCAGTTTTCAGTGATTACATTTTTTAACCATAAGAACATATTAATCATCATACTAATTGGATTACCAAACTTAATTATAAATTTAAGCACTTTTCCTAACGGGTTATTATCTAATTTAGCCCATAATTCTTGTACTTTAGCTTTAAATTTATCCCAATTTTTATAAATAGCAACAACAGCACCTATCAACGCACCAATAGCTAAAACAACAATCCCAATCGGATTAGCATTTAAAAGGAAATTAGTTACAACCATTATTCCATTGAAAAGTAAAGTTTTAGCACTAGCCAACATTACAGCTGTTTTATAAACTCCAAAAGCAACAGCAACACCAGTTATTATAGGTGCTATCCAATCCCAGTTATCTTTTATGTCTTTAGCAATATCAATAGCAAAACTTCCAGCTTTTTGTACTATATCCCAAACCTCATCTAAGGCTGGTTTTATCTTTTCAAACATCTTACCTAACAACTCTTTTATTTGCACTATGTAAGGCTCAGCTTTAATAACCATAGCTTCAACTTTATCTGCTAAACTTAAAATAAAATCTTGAATGGCAGGTATTTTACTATGAAACCACTCAGCTAGATTACCTAATTTAGGCATTAATTTCTTACCTAACTCCGCCTGCATATCGCCCCAAGCACCTTTCATTGCAACAATTTTACCCTCATCTGTTGCTCTAAGTGCTTTATTTGTTCCACCTATAGATTTCTCTAATTTTTTATTTATAAATTCAATTCTCTGTTCTGTTGACATAACCTTGAATAATTTTTCTTCATTGGCTGTTAATACAACACCATATTTCTTTAAAGCGTTGACTTTTCCATTAATTGCTTTTCCATAAAGTTCTCCAATAGCAATGGCGTCTTCCTGTGTTCCATTTAAACCTTTATCAAAGGCAATCATATCGTCCAAAATAGGCATTGTCTTCTTAATTTGTTCGGCATTCATTTTAAATACAGCTAATCTACTTGCTCCAGCGACAGCAACATCATCTCCAACAACTCCATACTCTTGTAATGCACTAGCCTCATCTTTTAACATTTTAATATGCTCTTTACTTGCGTTAGCTTGTTTCATTAAATTCGTTTCTAGTAGTTTATCTGCTTTTAGTTTATCTTTTGCAGCATCTATTGATTGTTTGAGAAATACTCCAACCGCTGCAGTCAATGCTCCAAAACCTATTGCAGTCCACTTAGCAACGGATTTCATACCTGCTTTTATTGCATTAGTGAACTTCTTAACACTCCTATTAGCTTGTTTTAGTTTTTTTTCAGTTGTACCTAATTTCTCATTTACTTTATGCAATGGACTCGTAAATTTATCTTTTAAGTTTAAAATCACAGCAACTGTTTTAGACATAATATACCCTCCTTTCGCTTGACATTTCTTTAGAAATAGTGCATAATATTCTTAATAATAAAACCCTGAGTGATGAGCCTGAACGTGGTAAGTCACTCCTCTTTTTTTTATGCTGATTTACTTAATCTTTCAATTTCTAAATCCATCGTAGCCATCATAAATAACTTTTCTTCATAAGATAGATTCAACAGATAATCAAACTTAAAACCTCTTAAAACATAAAAAGAGAGGAAAGCCATATCAGCGTCCCTCAAAATTAGTTTTTTAGTTCTTCAATATCCTCATTTTCAGCCAATCCATATAAACCTAAAATAAATGTAGCCAGTTTATTGATTTCTCCTAAGTTTTCATCAAATACAGGTGTTACAATATCATAAGGCTCTGCAACCTCATACGCCTCTTGTAATTCCTTTTTTTGTAGTAAAGGACAGTGTTTATAGATTAATTTACAATTGGCTCTATATGCTCCATCTGTAGATTTATCATCAGCATTATCCATTACCTTTAATACATCTCTAGCTTTAAGTTTTACAACTTCTATTGTTCCACCTAAAACTTCTGAATTAAAGTATGCAATTCTCATTTTATCATTGTTTGATTGCTCTTTTCTAGCAAGTAATATTTCTAAAGTTATATTTTTAGCCATTTTTTATATCCTCCTTAAATTAAATCAATAAATCTATAGCCTGAAAAAGCAAATGGTACTTCTTCTTCTCTCAAAGATTTATTTTCAAATTTTATAGCCATCATTTCATTTATTGTTACTCCAGTGATTTCAACTCTTTCAGCACCATCTGCACTAGGGTCTTCTAATTTAGCAACAATAGTGAAATCAGGCATATTACCACTTTTTATAGCGTCACCGATTAATTTAGCGATAGCACTGTCTATTTTATGCAGTGTCATTGTACCCTCTCCAGCATAACCCATATATCTTTTGTGCTTTCCTAAATCTCCCATTATGTCAACGTCTTCATAATCTAAAGCAACTTTAGCTTCAAACGATTTAACTGAGCCAACTTCTTCTCCATTAAACCATATCGCACCAAAACTACCTCTGATTATTTTATTTTTATCCATTTTGTTAAACATAGATTAACCTCCTTAAAACATATTGATAGTAAATTTAAAGTCTTCAACAGCATTTAATATTTTGATATTTGCTTTCATAAATACCTTTTTCTTAAATGTTAGCTTTTTGATTTTCTCATCATCATAGTCTTCAACTTCTTTTTTACCTACACCTAACCACGCTAATCTCTGTGCCTCAACGTCTACTTGTGAATAGTTGTCATACTCTTTATCTAATATGTCCTCTCTTTCAAGTTCTTTAAAGTAAGCATTTATTGCTGTAAAGAATAATACTTGATTGTCATATTTGTTTTTGTATTTTCCAATCCATTTTTTGAATGTAGAGTATATGTCATCTCTCATTAAATCCATAGATTCAACTATGATAATGTCTTTCATATCCTCTGTTTCGTCTTGTGTTATTTCTTCTAAAGACGTACAACCTCTAGCAACTCTTATGTCACCCTCATCTTTATATAAGCAAAAACCACCTTTATCTATTGTTTCATTTATCTTATTAAATATACTAACTTCTTTTAAATTTCCACAAAGGAATGATGTTGCCGAACGTGTCATTGGTAATCCTGCTAACATTCCTAGAATTGTTGGTACATATTGCCAACCATCAACTTCTCCTCTGGCGTCAACAAAAGTTACCTTGTCATTCATTAGATTTACAATTCCCTTATTGTCAGGTTTTGTAGCCTTAAACACCACAGCTTTATAAGTTTTACCAGCTTTTCTCACTGATTTAATCCAACTTACTAATGTAGCTGTATCTCCACTTGCTCCATCATAAGCAAGTCCAATCCAATTTATTCTCTCTTGTTCCACTAATTTTAAAGTATCTGCTAGTGTTCCAGCACCTTTATTAAAAACAAATACCTTGTTTGGTGTATATTCAAAAGTATCTTTAACAAGTGGTAATACTTCGGCTGTATAATCATCATCTTTAACATCAATAATTGATTTATACTCTTTCATAGTCCAATTCTTACCAACTTCATTTACTATAAGTCCAACTATACCTAATTGACTTCTCTTAACAGCTGTTACAGCTAATTGTTTAAAAATTATTTCAATGCTAGGTAATCCCATATCTTATAACCTCCTATTTATCCAACCTTTTTTATCCAACCTTATTTCTTATCGAAACGATATTCCAATTCTTCCATCATATACTCATCAACATCATTTTCTATTTTTTCCATTGTTAAGCTATCAAAACTAGCAATTAATACTCCATCATCTGTTTCATCAAAATCAATGTCATCGACAGGTATAATAAAATCATCTGTGACTTTTAATGAGCCTAAAAAAGTGTCCTCTATCTTTTCACTTATTTTCAAACGTTCTAATCTACCTTTACCTATAACACTATTAAAAAAGTAGATTCTAATTGTAAAGTGACGCTCCTTATAAGTAGTCATAAAAGCACTTGTTTTTAATCCATCTAACTCAGTTCTAAAACTAGGTCTATTGAATTTTTCAGATAAATCTTTACTATCAATTTCAATCTCAGGACAAGCATTATTTAGTGTAGAGTTGACAGCTTTCAAAATATCACTCAGTTTAATCACCAAAAACCTCCATCTTTTATTACTTCACCCACAAAATCATCGGTAGCTTTAACAAACTCATCATAGTAATCTCTATGCCCTTGTTCTAAGACGAAATAGCCTTTTTTAAATCCGTGTTCTTTACCAGTTTTATCTTTAATAACGTGTCCTTTTTCAATTAAGTGTGCGTGAGGCATATAGTTATAAACTCTAATACAATCGTCTTCTCCATTATATTTATAGTATTTACCACGTTTAAAACCTCTCATATAATTACCTTTTTTAGATTTAACTTTACTTTTAGCAATCTTTTTAACCACACTTTTTAATTTATTACCTTGTTTTTGTAGAAATTTTTTAGTTTCATTCGGATATTTCTTAGCAAGTTTTAAAACTTCTTTTTCAAGGTTCTCTAATTCGTCTATTGTAAAGCCATCCATATTATTCCTCCGTTCTTATACAAAAAACTTCTATGAATTGATTATCTTTAAAATCTCTGTTGAAATAGATAACTTCGTACTTCAAACCCTCAAATAAAAAAAACCAATCCTTTTTTATACCTTGTATGGATTTTCTCCTAAAGGTAAATTTGAATTGGTGTTGATTATTTTCGGTATTTACTTCTCCATTTTTGACTGTTGAATTAAGTGGTAATATCTCACAGTAAGCACGTTTCAACAATTCAGGTACTGTATCATTCTCTCCTAAATCATTTACTGATACTTTCATCTGATAAACTTCAACCAAATGTCTTAGTCTTTTCGTTATATCATTCATAATTACCACCAACCTGTAATTGTGTAATCATACTCCTTACAGTATAGGTTAAATCTTTACTTTCAGCGTGTTCTCTATTGTCATACCAATCCTGTAACAACACCAAAGCAATTATTTTAGCCCTATTTTTAAAGTTATCTTTTTCAACTTTAATATCAAAGTCATCTATGGCGTCTCTTAGATAATCCACAGTTGCAACCAATAAAGATTGCAACCACAAATCATCATCATCGTAATCAATTCTTAGATAGTTTTTAGCTTCATTTAAAGTCAAAAAATTATCCATATCGACTACTCCTTATTATTTTGTAGCAAGTTCTAAGTAAACCATTGCTTTATCATCAACTTTAGCAATATCAAATCTTTCAATCGCTCTCATAAATGTAGCGTTTTTAGTAAATCCAGCCTCAGTTGATACAGCTAACTCTAACCCCTCTCTATCAAAGAATGTAATAAACTCAGTCATATCTCCGACAAAAACAGGTGCTTTAGTTGTATTCATTGGTAATAATTCATCACTTACAACCACAATTTTTCTACCTTTAAAGATTTTTTGTGTTGTATTTTGTAAATTTATTTCAAGTAATGGTCTATTTTGTTTATCTGTTAAATCATCTAAGAAATCAAAACCTGTTTGGTTAGTGATAATTACAGCATTTTCTGAAATAGCTGGGTCTAAATCTATGTTTAATGCTTTATTTATTCCAGTGTAATCAGCAACAGCTTTTGGTGTTAAAGTTTTTAATTCAGCAATTATCTTTTTGTTTTCTGTGTTTATAGCTTTTTTAACAAATCTTTTTCCAATGTAAGCAGTTAAATTCGCATTTTCGTCAGCTAATAATGTGTTAGACACAGGGATTATATCTCCATAATCTTTCACTTTATATTCTATTTGTCCGAAATCAATGTCGCTCATTGTTATAGCGTTTAATTCGTCAAATGCTATCAATTCACCATTAGAATTTTTTTCAATTGGTTGTTTTCCACTCAAAGATTTAACAGGTTGAACGTTACATAAGGTCTTTAATTCAACTTTATTTCTTCTTAATTCTTTTATTTGATTAAATTGTTCCACAGGTACTAAATATCCACCTTTTCCATCAGTTGCTTCAACTTGTCCAGGTGTACCAGCTACATTTAAAAATGCTCTTTCTTCATCTGTTATAGGTTTTCCCAAAACAACTCTATTAAATAATCTATTTGCGTTCATTTCATTTTTAATGTTTACTTGTGTTTTTTCATTCATAACTTCTAAAACCTCCTCAGTTTCCACTTCTTTAATTTTATTTTCTAATTCCTTAAATGCAGTCAATTTTGCGTGAGCGTCTTCAATTTTACCCTCATCTTTAAGTGCTTTTATTTCGTTTCTCATTGCTTCTAATTCTTTTTTCATTTCTATTGATTTTTTCATATTTAAAATACCTCCAATTCTATCTCTTTTTTCATCTTTTCTAATCTTTCACTATCCTTTACACTGTTCTTTATAGCGTCAGGAATATGATTGTATTTTTGTTTCGTATCTACTTTGTTTAAATAAATAGGACTATCGCTAACTTTTACATTAAAGTAATTTAGACAATCCTTACCAGTAAACCACGTTTCAGCTTTCATTAAATCGTATATTTGCTCTTTTGTTATACCCTCAACAGCTTTTTCCATATAAGTATCAACAATACCCTCTTCAATTTTTTCCATTACTTCCACTTGTTTTAAAAAATCATCTGCATTACCAAACAAGCCACAACTAACTCTATGTATCATCAGATAAGCGTTGCTAGGTATCACTATTTCGTTACAACCAAAAGCAATTATAGAGGCTGAACTTGCCGATAAGCCGTCAACATAAGCAACTGTTTTAGCTTTATGATTTTTTAACATATTTGAGATTGCCAATCCTGCAAATACATCTCCACCATAACTATTGATATGTACGTGTACTTCTCCTGCTTCTTTTAAAGCATTTACAACATCTAGCGGATATACGTTCGGGTTGTTTAAATCAAAAAATTCATAAAAACCATCATTGTCACTATCACTAACTATATCTCCATTGATATAAATTTCAGTAACATCTGCTTTATTCTTTATTTCTAACCACTTCTTATCCATTGCCACCTCCTTTATCGTATGCAATTCCTAATTTTTCCAAAGGTACATAACTACCATTCATAACTATCACATCTCCACCATCTACTGGTGGTAATCCTACAAGATTCCTAGCTTCATTTATTGTGTAAACTCCACTTTGAATAAACTTAGTAATGCACTCAGCTTGTGTTTTCAAATCACCTTTCAAAATGCTACTAACATTAAATTCAAAATGTAATCCACTCAATCTCTCTTTTTCAGTTAAGAGTTTTAAGTTGAACTCCTCCTCATATAAACTCAAAATATAAAGTAGAGTATCCACATAAAAACTTAAATTTTGCATTTCTGAGTTAGAATAACTTGATTTATCATAGTCGTTAAGATGATTAGGTTTTACTCCAAAAGCACCCGCTATTTGTAATGCAGTGTATTTCTTTAACTCAAAAAATTGACTATCACTAAGTTTTAAATCAAGAGGTACTAAATCCATACCCAAAGGCAATGGAAATATACCACTAGGATTGGAATTAGCATTTATAAACTCTTGCATAGCGTCCAGCATTTTCTTTTGATTTTCCTTACTCAAATCTCCAGTATATTTCAAAACCGCTTTAGCAGTTAAGCCACGTTCATAAAGATTATTCAGGTATTTTTGACTTGCTTTTACTCCTGTTAATGTAGTTGCTAAGGTTTCTCTAACACTAACTCCAACTATTCCGTCTTTACTTAATCCGCCTTTTAAATGCAATACATTTTTACTATCAAACACATACTGTTTTCCATTGTGAGTGTATTCGTAATATAATTTTTCTTCTCCACTAAATAATTTAGCGTTATCAATCAAAATTCTAACATTTTGAGGGTGCATAGGATACATACCAACCAATTTACCACTGTTATCATAAGACAAATAAGCATAAGCATTTCCGTGATGATTTCTCCACGTTTCCAATAGGGTCATCATTGGTGTAGATGTCATAAAAGGATTGGGTGCAAACTTTAACTTTTGTAATGCTTCGTGGTCTACTATCCTGTTATTTTTGTTATCTTTCAAGTGAATTGACAATTTACCAACACTTTCACTCAAAACTTTCAAGCAGGTATAATATGTAATCTCAGATAAGTCGTCATTTACATTTATTCCAAAAAACTCCTTGAAATTCATTGTGTTTATCAGTGTTGTGTTCTCACTCTTATTAAAAAATCTCTTAAATATACCTTTCATCTACCCTCCTTTCGTAAATACTTTCAACCAATTGTCAACCAATTCGTCATTATTTATAATTTCTTCTTTATTCAATAACATTATTTTCCAAGCGTCCAACACAGCGTCCACTGGGTCAATTCTGTTTTTTTGTGATTGTTTATCAATCTTTTTCTCACCAAAACTATTAGATGTAGTTGTCGCATTAGCTAAACTCCACCTTAACAATTCATTTTTCTTGTCATACATAACTTGTAATGCCTCAACCGATAAAGCAAAATCAACAGTTGCGTCATTTAAAGACTTAGCTGATTGTTTAACCTCAGTCAAATCACAACCTAAAAACTCTAAATCAGCTAAAAAACTTCCTGCATTATGAGCGTCGTATCCACATTCAAGGACATTCAATTCATATTTATCAATAATCTCTTTTAAATGAGATATAATGTACTTGTAATCTGTTTTCATTCCAAAAGCACCAGTAGTCAAAGTCATTAAGCCTTTTTTAACCCATATTTGATATGGCACATCATCAGTCTTTTTGTGTTCTTCTAACCTCAACTCAGGCATAAAAGAATGGCTATACACATAAATCTTTTCATTTTCAAGTGGAAAAACTAATGCAATACTTGTTAAATCCCCACCTTTAGATAAGTCAAAACCTAAATAACAGTCTTTTCCTTTCATATCCTCAAGTGTCAAATCGCTTTCACATTCTTTTAGTTTCTCAAGATTTATATATTGTCCTGAGCCTGTTGTCACCCAACGATTTAATTGTTTTGTTAGGAAATTTACTAACTCAGCACCACCTTTTTCTTTAGCGTCTATTGCTTTTTGCTCAAATAAATCTATTTTCTTTTTGTTTGGTGTTACTCCGTCTTCTTCGTATAAAAAATATGGGTTAGATTTTAACCAGTTTTTCCAATCCCATATATCATCATCTGCGTCCATTTCACAGATAAAAATAAAAAGAGTGTCTTTTTCAATAACACCCTCTAAAATCTTTTCACAAAATTTATAATGCTCGTAGCAAAAACTATTCAGGTTAAATCCTGCTGTAGTTATAGCCAAAGTTAAAGCATTATCAACGTCAGCTTGTCCGTCAAATAGCAATTTATATATTTGATTGTTTGGGTGAGCGTGTAACTCATCGCATATTGCAAGTACATTACCAAACCCGTCCATTCCTTTTGTATCTTTAGATAATGCTTTTATAACACTACCTGTAACTGAACTCTTAATCGTTCTATCGTGTTCTTTAACGACATATAATTCAGTCAACTCTCTATCACTTTCAATGAAATTCCTTACTTCGTCCCATACGATATTGGCTTGGTCTTGTTTAGTCGCCGCACAAAATATACGTTCTTTAACACCAATCATCGTACTAAACAATGTACTTTCAATTCCACTTAAAAAACTCTTACCATTTCTTCTACCAACCTGTAAATAAGCCTCTCTAAAACGCCTATCACCTGTCTTTTTCTTTTTCCACCCGTGCAAACTACCAATAATGAACTCTTGAAAACCTCTTGTCTTTAATTGTTTACCATCTTTCATTGTTAACTTATTAGCAAAATCTATAGCAAACTCTGCGTCTTCAACATCAAATTTATATTCAAATTTCTTATTTTTAAGGTCGTCAAGGTGTCTTTTACAAGCTAAATACTCTTTTCTCCCTGTTATTTTCTTACCACTTACAACTAATTTAGCATAAGCAGTCGTTCTATCCTTAGCCATAAGGTTATGCTTGTCTTTCCTTTAGCATTGTGATAAATTTATTTTCAGGTTTTTCTTCTTTAACAGGGACAACCAATTTAAGTCTATCAGTTGTTGCTAAACCTAACTTAGATGATGATTGCATAATGTATTTAACATATTTCTCTTGCACGTTTACAAGTGGATTAATAAATTCTAATTCACCAGTTCTAGTCATTTTCTTCTTAACCAAACCCTCAACTTCAAGTTTCTTAGTTGTTTCTATGTAACCATCATATGCGTTACAATATATAGCAAGTACACCTAAATCTAAATTATCTAAAATGTTAATCTTGTCACATTCACTAACAACTCTATCAAATTCAGCCTTAGCATTTTCACTCAACCAATCAGGTGCAACTAAATCATCTCTTTCAGCTTTTAATTTCTTTTCTGCTTCTTTTCTTGCTTTTATTTTTTCTTTTCCTATTTTTCCTGTACTAATATCTATAATTTTTCTTCTACTCATCTTACACCTCCTGTCAAGTAAAATACCTTTACACGTAAATCCTATATGTTGGCAATTTCTCTAAGAAATAGGAAAGTTGCGGTATTGGAACATAATGTAAAAACTTTAATCAATACCCCCCGCTATTAAACTAAATACGATACTTTCGTCGTTATAATATTTGTTTAGTATATCAAACAATCTCTTTTGCATATCTAGTTTATCTTTTTTACTCTTATCGTATTGAGCGTGGATATAGTTGTGAGTCTTTTCACTTATCCATATCAAATTATTAATATCTAATGCTCTTGCTTTATTATCTTTCAGTTCTTCTATGTGATGGGATAGTGTACCAACAACATAGTTATGATTAACCATTAATTCATATAGGTCTAATCCTTTTGCTTTAGCTTTACATATATTCCTTAAAGACTTCCACTGTTTACTGTTATAAAACTCCGCACTGTCTTTATCTCTATACTCTCTATCGTAAATCTTATGTCTATTCTTATTACATTCACATTTAATGTTAGCAGGTTTCTTTTTTCCACATCTAGCACACGTTGTCATCAACATACTTATCATCTCCTTGTCAATCCATAGTAAATAAAAAAGAGGGTTTTATAGTTGCCCTCAACAACTTCTTTAAAGGGATATAATTAAACAAAGAGAAAAGTAAAAAATGCACTCAGTAGAATTTTACAAACTTCCTATGATACTATAGTACCACATAAAAATTCTCCCTACAATATCCCTGTTTTCTCCCTGTTTTCTCCTTTTTGTATTTTGTCAATAGCAAATCAATTTCTGTGCTAAGAAATGTATCTCCAATGAACCTAGTATTTTATTCTTAGCTTTATATACACTACTCACATTAATGTCAAACTTCTCTGCTATTGATTCATAACTCATCTTACTAAAGTATTTCATAGGGATAAAATCATAATACTTATGTCCTTTTACCATATCTAGTGCCTCATCTATTCTGAATAAAATTTCTTCATATCTTTGAATATTATGATATATTCTATCTCTTACTTCTTCAAGTTTTTCTAATTCACTCTTGTACTCAAAACTATTTTGATTGTTAAGTTCTTTCAATCTATAAGACTTCTCTAACTCTATATTAGTTAAATGTTTCTGTTCTTCTCTCATTCTGTTTTGGTACTTAGGATAAGCATATAGTATGTCTTCCATTTTCTTAAACACTGTCTTTTGTTCCATTATACCCTCCTTTTAATTCCACTCACTATTAATTCTGTTGATATTCTTATTCCATTTAATCCAATAACAATCTAATATATCGTTGTGTTTATAGCCATAATTCATACTCAAACACTTTAAGTCACGCACCAACTCTCTCAAAAACTCATAAGTAAATCTAGGTGTTCTTACATCATTTATAATAGTTAGTATATCTGTATCTCCAAAGTAAGTGTAATCCTCTGTCTTAAAGAATACATCTAAATTTCTCACTTCTGTTATAGACACATCTCCAATATCACAAGCATAATTTATGAGTTGTGCTACAAAAAACCATATGTCCGTTAGTTCTTCAAGTTCTTTTTCTTTATATCTTTTATTAGTTTTCCAAGTCTTATGACTATCAATTGTTTCTTCGTCAAACTCTATACATTCGGCTATCAAACTTTTCTTAATGTCTTTTAGTTTTCTAGGTCTATAATTGATTATCTTTTTATCTAATTCTTTTTGTAAATTTAGTAAATCAGTAAAATTCTCAGGTTTATTCACATCACATCTATTAGTTATTTCACATCTATTCATTCTTATATCCTCCTCAACTTTTTCACCCTCAGCTTTTAATGCTAAACTTAACACATACAATACAGATAATATTAATAATATAGTCATTACTCATCAACTCTTATTCTAGCTTCAACAATCTCTATGCTACTATTAGCTTTTTCATAATCCTCTCTCAGTTCCTTACAAAATCTTATCTTTTCTTCTTCGACTTCATTCTCATTCAAATAATCTTTTCTAAACAAATATGCCTTAAAACTTCTATCTTTCGTTTGCACTTCTATAATATACTTAATCATTGTTATATACTCCTTAATGTTTAGCAACCTATCTATTATCTATCCAACTGTATTTTTCAATAGCAGGTCTTTTTTTAACAAAATGATAATCCTCAAACTTATTACTATATGTTTTTAAATGAGTGTATTCACTTGTAGTCATCTCATCAACTTTATGTTCTAATATTAATTTCTCTGCTCTTTTAAAATCAAATTCAACTTTCATATTCATACCTCCATCAATTAACTCACATACCTATTTAAACTTATAGCATAGCCAAATTTAATGTTTTAATCCTTTAGGTTATTATTTTCTTGTCCTAAATGTTCTTTAACAGAATTGCCTTGTTCTATCCATTGTTTAGATAAATTCCCATCAGGATTCGTTATTACTTCTAATATTTCGTCTTGGTGTTCTACCATAAATTTATTTATAAGACTCAATATCATTTTATTCATTTCCAATCTCTCCTCCTCTAATTCTCTCCCAAAACTCTCTCCATTCTTTACTATCCAAAACTCTCTTAGCTTCAATTTCAGTTTCAAAGTAATTACCTAAATTATATCTAGTGTCGTCACTGGTAGAATACACATCAACAGCAGTATCTATATCTCCAAAGCTATCAATATAATAGTAACGTTTTCCACATCTTGCTCTCCAAACCATAGGCTCTCGGTTTATCACAGCAACCAGTGATGTCAATATATTTATATCTTTATTGTAGACAAGAAATGGTTTATGAGGGTCTTGTTTGTTTATACATATAATATTAGTAAAAAATCTAGTTTCTCCATCGCTCCACTCAACATAATTACTGTCTTTTATATTCTCAATCTTAGTAAATTTAGCCACACTCCACTTATCATCTATTACTTTTACATCTAAATCTAACATTTATATCCTCCTCACTTATCTATTTATTCACTTATTATCTATTTGGCAGGTATTACCTATTTAGCTGGTACAGGTGGTCTACAAACCATAGTGTCCTTATAATTTTCAATGAAATCTGCCAATCTAATTCTACATAAATGATAGTTCTCATCTGCTAATGCTCTAAATACACTATCCAATGATAATGCTTGTCTAGCACTTAATCCTTTTGTAATTTCTAAAATAATATCATTCCATTCAACACCTGTATATTCTTTTGTTCCGTCTTCTATCCCTATATCCGCTGTATCCAATACAATAGTATCTGCTCCTGCTTCAATTATCATGTCCAAATATTTAAGTGCTTTTTTATAGTCTTCCAACTTATTTTTCTTTTCTGCTCTTACTAGATATTTCATAATATTACAGAAACAGAAAACACTATAATATCCTTTTCCAACCCAAGCAGATATAAAATCTTTACATTCAAGTCCTGTATTTCCAATTTGATAGTGATTAGGTTGATTTACATTTTTATCAATACCTCTATTATATTCAGCTAGATATACCAAAACTAACTCTCCTTGTATTACTTCTCCAACAACTCCATACTCTTTAATACTGTCAATAAACTCATCACTATTAACAATAGGATAAGATTTCTTATTGCAATACTTCACATAATCATCATATAGGTCTTTAAAATATCTAAATTTTCCAAACTCTTTTGTATCTGCAAAATAATTCCCAACACTATATTTCATAATATCCTCCATTTTATCTATATCAGTTAACTACAGTTAAACACTTTTTCTTTTAATATCAACACTTTGTTAAACACCTAGTTAACCAATAGTTAACCATTTTTTTTCAATTTTCCTTTAATACCAATCAATAGTTAACGGAGTTAACCAAAATTAACTTATACTCTCTCTATATATATATATTTTCTTTTTTTTCTTATATAAAAGGAAGTGAAAATGATTAACTTGGTTAACTTTACATTGGTATCATTGAGAAAATTACATTTTTTGATTAACTCAGTGATTAACTCGTGTTTAACTTTACATTGGTATTAAAGAGAAAAGTGGTTAACTATTACCAATTTACTCATATTTACCCTACCATTTCTTTGGTCTTATTTTCCTAACATTTCCTGCTCCTGTAAAACTTTCAAACCCAAACTCATCTAATTTCTTGCTAAGAGTATTTTTGCCACTTGGGGTATATCCGTTCTCATCGCAGAACATTTGATATAAGGAATATAATTTTGTAAATGTATTGTTTTCCATATCATCGCATAGTTTATTAACATCAGTTTCATTAAAAAACACTGCTATACTATCATTTTCAATCAAATATCTTTCAGTTAGTGCTTTACTTGTTTCTGTTATTGTAAGTTCTCCACCATTGGCTATTATTCTTTTCATACCTTTTATTGCTAAATTCAAAAGTGTACTTTTTGCACTATCTGTAGTTAGTTTATCATCTAAATCAAGGTCTATTTTTCCATATTCGACGTTACTATTACAAGGGAAACATACTACTCTACGTGCCATACCACCACTTTTATCCTTAAAAGTCGGCATATTATTGCAACTAAATATTAATGTAGCTGTACTCTTAAAATCTACAGGCATAGAGTATAATGCTCTTGCTTTAATCTTACTTCCACCTGCAATAACTTTTATAACTCTACTCTTTTCAATGTAAGTGTCATCAATGTCATCACCTAGGTTCACGATTTTTCCAATTAAATCATAAGCATATGTTTCTTTTTCAAATTGGTCTAGTGCTGTTGTTGAATTTAAACCAGCAGTCCAATTGTTTAACATATTTAACATTGTAGATTTACCATTTTTTCCTTTACCTGCTACAAAAAAGAATATGTGATGTGGAAAACGCTCTAACATTAATATATGTCCTAGTATTTCTTCATATAATGTGATTAAACCCTCATCACCTTTGCAAAACCAGTTTATAAAATCAATTACATTCTTATCGTTTGCCTCAGGGTCATAATCCACGTCCATATAAAATGGTGTAAATATTTTCTCTTGTTTTATAAATTTATCTTTGTATAAACACCAACCATTTCTAAAAGCAATAGGGTATTTTTTGTTCTCGTCTTCTTCTATCCTAAAATCTGTTTTTATCAAATGTAGTATTTCACTATCCTGTTTTGTATTTAACACAATGTTCTCTTTTTCTAGTGTTTTTCTAATCTCTCTAAAAATATTAGTGCCATTCAACGTATCTTTATAGTGTCTTTTATCATCTTTTATGTAAAACAATATGTTCCTATATTCACGAATATCTAATTTTTCTCTCATATACATCTCTATAGCAGTTAGATTTAATTTTTGTTTACCTTTTTCATCTATTGTGTAAAAACTAGGTTTTCCATTGTTGTTACTTTCACCAGTCATCGCACTCCCAATGGTGTTTTTGAGTTCATCGAGAGGTAGTGGTGTCTTAAACACTTTATTGTTTATAAAATTTACTATTCTACCTATGTCAGTATCACTAACTTTTTTATCTTTTAGGATTTTGATATGGCTAAATATTTCACTATTTCTACCATCCCCATCATCTAAGTCTTCCAAACTTGTATTTTTACTATAGATTGGGTATAAATCAACAGGTAATTCGGGTAAATTGTCACATTCAATAGCATTTATAATTTCTCTCATAACTCCATTTTGCTTTACAACACCCATTGCCTTTTTTCCACCATTTCCTGTTTTGTAGTCTACAACTAAACCATTGTAAGTCCTTATGTTGTTTTTGTTATAAAGCCTCATTTCTTGTGGTACACTGTAATATAAATGTCCTCCTCTTTGAGTTTTTATGGCTCTTGTAGGGTATTTATCTAATACATCTCTCAATAAATCTTCTCTAACGTGGTCAAAATCCACCACAACCACATTTTCAGGAATAAGTAATGCTCCATCCGCAATCTTATCAATATCTGTTGTGTACGTGTCTAACGAATGTGCTGGTATCTTTGTTCCTGCTTGTAATTCTATGTATTTGTTCATATTTATACCTCCCTATGAACTATTTAAAACAATTTGTAATTCTCATCTATGAATTTGTTTTTTTCAACTAACTTAACATAGTAGTCTACATCTATTAGTTTTGTATCTGTTTTCTCAATTACATCATTATTTATATAACATTTATTGGTTGAATTGGCTATTTTTGTATACTTTTTAACGCCATTATTATTTTTTACTTTATTTATTGCTCCATAGTTGTTATTCCACGTAGCAAATATTCTATTTACTTTTTGCACTTCTTGTCCGTTATGTTCCATTAAACCGTATGTTCCACCCATCTTTGCTATTTGTTGTATAGGTATTACATTATTTTTTTCTATCATTTCTGTTATTGTTTCTCTTATATTTTTATTGTTTATGTAGTATTCTTTTAGTGCCATAGGTATTACAGTTAAGTTATTTTTCTCAAAATCTCCACCATCGTACTTCTCAAATAACCCTTTACCTTTAATTTTTCCATCTTCTGTCTCCCATATGTAGTTATTTACATCTCTTTGTACTATTTTTGCAACATATTCGTAATCTAATTTTAAATTGTAGTTTAGTTCCCATTCTGCACATTTTTCTTTTATTATATCTAAATCTTTTTCTTTATATTTAATCAATATTCCATCTGTGTTACTTTGTATCAGTTCACAATACCCTCTCAAACTCATAATTAAATCTGTTAAAATAAGTTGTCCATTCACGCAAATATTATTGCTCATTACTGGGTCAAAAAGGTCATTAAATTCACTCTTTAAAGCACCAAACGTACCATTTAAAAGTATCTTATATATCTGTTGCTTGTTATCTTTTTTTTCTTTATATTCCATTCTTGTGTCATACAAGTTCTTATATAGGTCGGGGTGTTCGCTTGCTCTACTCATAAAATTAAAGTTAATAATCATACTTGGGTAATAACTTCCAACGTCAACGTTTAACATTTTACCCTCGTACATATAGTTTTTTCTCACACCGTGTATTCCACCAAACCCAAATGTATGCTCCACCCCTGCTAAACTACATACTAGCTTTTCTTTTTCTAAAATCTCAAAATTTTCTCCATCTAAAAATCTTTGTCTTATATTCTTATAAAAATTCAAAATTTCATTCGGTATATTTTCAACTCTTAACTCATCTGCGAATTTTATGTTTAATCTATCTTTATTCTCTAAAACACCCTCAGGCAATCTGCTCTTATCACATTTCAAAACTTTACTTGCTAAACTTGCTCTTGTTTTTCTTACATCTAATTTATCTAATTTAAACTCTTTACATATATCAAATTTGCTCTCAAAGTAATCTTTTCTTAAACTAAATACTTTTTTTGTAGTTTCTACATCGTGTATACAATATTTAATTACTGTTTCTAGTTCTTCTCCTGTCAATTCTCTATCTAAATTAAAGCTAACAGGTGTTTCTACTATATCCATTCCTAGATTAGCCTCAATCTCTTTAAGAGACAGATTAGGTGGTAATTCTTGCTTTACGTCTAATGTAGGTAATTTTCTTGCTGTTGTTCTTACATTGCTTGGTATATTTCCACCTGTAACTATTGCGTTACTTAACTTCCAAACCTCATAGTTGTTATATTTGTTCATAATCGCTGTAAGTATCAAATCATCGTAGTTATAATTGTTAAACCCTACAATACAATCAAATTTTTCTAATATTTGCTTTAAAATCGCAGGATCATTCCATACGATTAAACGTTCATCTTTCTCATTTATAAATACTGCTAGCCAATCATACTTAAATACTTCAAAATCGTAAAACCCTGTCATTTTTCATACCTCCCTTTGTTTAAAGTGAGGGGCTATTACACCCCTCGTACCCAATTAAAATGGCATTTCATCAGTCTCAAATTTAAAATTTTGAAAACCATTCTTGTTTGTTTCTAGTATCAATGTTACTTCTTTACCAGCGACGTCGTTATTTAATCTTTGTGCTAATTTAACCTCATTCATAAAATCCTCTGCGGTTAAGGCTTCACCTGTCAAACTTTTGATAATGTTTCTAAATTTAGTCAAGTTCCACTTTGCTGTCTTCTCAGTCATAAATAGATTTGCAAAATACTTTTTATTTTCTGCTATTAAATTCACTGTAAAACTAAACCACTGTGTACCTTTAGCGTTTGTCTTAAACTCTAACTTTTCAATCACACCATCATATTCGCCATCTTTTAAACTAAAATCCTTTTTCTCTGTAAAATCTGTTGTTTCTAATTCTTTAAAAGTATCTGC